TGTTGGTGGCCTGGGTCACAGTGCCGCCAGTGGTCGGGCCAATGAGTTTGCCCGCCGTTGCCTCAAACTTGGATGCCATGGTTAGTTACCTCCTAGGTCAATCAAGGGAGCTAACAACGGTCGCGCGGACGATACCAATGTTCTTGGTTTCGTACACCTTCGACCAGTTGCCCACGGTTTCCAGCTGAGCGCGAGTCGGGTTGACCGTGGTCACGCCCCACTTAGCGCCGATCGGGTGGTAGCAGTACCCGAGCGAAATTGCAAGCGCATCGCTCAACGCGAGAATATCGCGATCAGTTTCGGTTGTAAGCGCAGTGTGCTCAGAACCGCCGACAGCGCCCTGGGTCATGAAGTAAACGGCGTACTCCGTGGAAGCGCCGCTACCTGTGGTTTGAACGTCATCTGAGACGATCACCCGAAGGCCCATGAAGCTTGGGACAGTGGGATTGCCGAAGGCACCCTCAAAGGAACCACCGCTTGCGGTTGCGCCTGCAGTGGTATCGCCTGCTGCGACGAAATCCACGGCACGCCTTTCGACAAGCTCGTAATACGTTGCACTGTGCATCACCACGGCGGTCAGCTTGTCGCCCTGGTCGCCCAGAAGGTTCTTGGCGCGTGCAACGTGGCTAGGCGTCAGTGAGGTAGGTGAATCGCCAGATTCAGAGTCCAAGCAAAGGCCGAAGAAGGCGCTGTTGGAGTCGTTGGCGTTCAGCGAACCAAACACACCAGACAGGCAGGACACGAGATCCTTTTGCTTCTGGTGGTTGACGTACTTGGCCATTTTCTGGCCAATAGCTCCGATGGGGTCCGAGCCAGATGCGAGGGCCGCAAGGTCTCTCGCCTCAAACGCCCGGCCTCTGCGAAGCAGCACGCCAATCTGACGATCTGCCTCGATTTTGCCTGGAGTCAAGGAAGTGCTATCGGTCAGCACCTCGAAGTCACCAGAAAGGTTTGCCTTGTAGTAAGGGATGGAGACGAAATCTCCGGAACCATCGCCGGAAGTATTCAGCTCGGCCATCGGTTGCACCACACCCGACTGCAAAAATGCGTCGGAACGGGTCGATTCCTCGATGACGTAGGGGCTGAATACCTCGGGGATGATCAAGTCTGACCGAAGGGTGGCCATGATCTCCTGAAGTAACGTTTACGGTGTGGGCATAACCCTTTGGCCGACAGGCATAACCCTCGGACTTGCAAACATATTAACGCTCGCGCAAACGTCGTTCCGCCTCCGCTTTGTAATCCTGCCAATTTTCGGGGTGTTTTCTAATCACATCGCCCAAAACTGAGTGATTGATCCCGCGATTGATCCCGCCAGTCGTCAATTCACGCAGCAAATCAGGATCAAGGCCGCCGCTTGATGTGCCCCGTGCTGCAGGTGCGCCACCGCCCTGGGGCTTGGGGGCCTTCTGCACCCAGTCCGGCACGTTGTTGCGGGCCCAATCAGCAACAGGGATCCGCTCATAGCCATCGACCACCACAGGGCCGTTGTTGCCCTGCTGAATCTCTTTGTCCTTCAAATAGTTCCGCATGACCAGATCAGGGTCATGAACGATCTCTGAAAGAGCACTCACGGCGGGGGCAGTCAGCTCCAGATCTCTGACACGGGCCTCCAGCTCTTTGATGCGCTGATCCTTCTCTGCACTGGCATCACGGAACTGTTGTTCCATGGCCTGCCTGGCCTCGGTGTACTTGCCTTCTGACTCCAGCTTGCTTTGCTCAGCCTGCTGTTTGAACTTCTTCAGTGCCTCGTAATCGTCAGGCACTTCATTGATCAGCTCTTTTTTCTGCAGCTTGCCAATCAGTTCGTAGTTCTTTTTGAGCAGTGCTTCACGCTCTGCTTTTAATGCTTCGATGTCGTTTGAAGATTCAGAAGCCATAGACTCCTGCACTTGTTCTTCAGCCATGAACAACCCATAAGGTTTATTGCAGGCCTAATTTACTACCAGAGAAAACGGTTTGCCCAGTAAGCCTTTGAGCTTGGCCCGCGTTTTATGTTTTGCGCGTGCCGGGCTTTCCAATTTTTGCGGGTTTCAGCAGCGGCTTTGCTTTCGCCCTCACGTTTGGGGAAACGCTTTGCACCCTGCAGGCCAAACCTCAGCAGCTTTTCTTTGCCGTCCACCTTGGTGACAACCGCCGCCGCGTACTTCGGGTGGTTGGGGGTCATGATCGGCTTGTTGAGGCCTTCAAAACGGTGGCCTCCCTTTTCAATGCTGGCCATCACTTCTTCTTTTTCTTTTTGAGCAAGTCAGCGTCGGCCGTTCGTGCGCCACCCTTGCCAGAAACAAAGCTGTTGACCCGGCCCATGGCCCAGGCGGCCATCGACACGTTCCGAGAGCCGCTCGACAGGTATGCGCCCTGGCCGCGACGGTAGACCGCAGCCAGCTGCCCATAGGTGAACCGAGACTTGTCGGCCTTCTTTTTAAGAGCGGCCTTTGTTGCCTCGCTTAGTGGTTTTCTTTTTGGTGCCACCTTGCTTGGTCCTCGATGCTGAAACGGCTTTGATGTCGATGAACTCACCGCGCTTGTAGGCCTCAGCGGTTCGTTTTAGCTCTCGTGCCTTGGCAGAGCGGTTCTTAGCACCTGATAGGTACTTCTTAGGCAGGCCAGTGGCCTTGTCCTTGGGAACACGCCGCCGCTTTTTGGCCATTACTTCTTCTTCTTAGGCTTTTTCTTGCCCGCAGGTTTCTGGGGCTTCATGGGGCCTTTGTAACCAGGCATCAGCTGTCCTCCTTGGATGCCTCTGTTTTAGCTGCTTTTTTCTTGGCAGCGGGCTTTTTGGGAGGGCAGGCCGGAGCCTCCTCAGTTGTCGGTTTGAACTGGAACTTGCTGTGGAGTTGCATGGGACAGGCCCTAACAGCACATCCAGCCTAACTTCAGCCCAGATACTTCTCAATCAGCTGCAAGTCTGCCTCTTTGACAGATGCAGTCATAAGCACCTCTGTCAGCAGGCCCAGCTCTAAACGCTCCATGCCCCTAGCTTTCAAGATCGCTTCCGACAGCTTGCGAGGAACGCTGCGGTTTTTAGGCCACGTCCCTACAAGGTCAACGGCTTCGTCAATGGTCATTTGAGGCCCTCCTCCAGAGCTGCATCGATCCAGCTGTAGGCCGCTGGATTGGCTTTTTTAAGTGCTGACGGTGCGAAAACGTACTGCACAAAGGTTTCAGCAAACTGTTCCATACCATTTGTCGTGCCGTATTTTGACGGCACCCAGTTGGCCTTTCTTATTTCTAGCTCCAACTGCAATCTTGACAGCTTGTCAGAACTAAGGCCGGGGTTTGCCTTTTTAAGGCTTTGCATGATTGAAGGCTTGCCAGCGTTGAAATGGACTTGGTGGCCGATCTCATGCACCAAGGTAGCCATCCAGCCATCTTTCGTACCGACAGTGGTTTTGCCAGTGACGCTGTATAGATCAGAGTTGGTAACGAACTTTGGTCGTCCAGCTGCAGCATCCTCAACGCTACGAAGCACGGCCTCTTTAGTTCGTGCGACCTCTCTTGCTTTGATCGGGACGTGCCTGCTGGCTTGCTTCATGACAACAAAGCCAGCACCGTCCAAGGTATGACCTGCAGCGTTGCCGCTCACCTTGCCAATCCTTGCCAGCGAAACCGAACGCCCATTGGCTTCTAGGTCGTTGACGATATTTTGAATTGCCTTTGTCCCTTGCGCGTTTGGGGCACGCTTGATTGCATCTTTCATCGACTGAATCAGTGCAGGGTTGTTCCAATGGTCAAAGTTTGGACCCTTGCCGAAAACTTTTTCCCGGCCGTTTGACCAGACCACCGATATGTTTTTCTTTTGCATAAATTCCAGCATCTTGCTGAAGTTCCTACCGACCTCGGAATCCTCTTTGGCAAAGATCTCCAGACTATTGGCCAAATCCGTGTTGCTTATCTTTTGTTTTTGCCCAAACGTGTGCTCTTCTATGAACTGACGAGGGCCTGGGCCCGCTTTCGGGGTTGTAGCAATCGGGCCAGCCGTTGACTTGGCCACCCTGGCCGCGGCCTTTTTGGTAGTGGGCGCTGGAGCGTCCTCAAGGTCAACGATGACCTGTTCATAGGAGTTGCCAAACTGATCTTTCTTTTTGATGCGTTGAACCTTGGCCACCTGTGTCCTGACACCGCTTGGCATCAGCACCTCTTTTTCAGCAACGTTGCCCAAATACCTTGTGCCGGTTTTGGGTAAAAGCTTTTCTATTGCTACGCCGTCTTTGTTAGACCTTCGCACCAACACTCGGTGAGTGATCGGGCCGCCTGTCACCTGGGTGTAACCGCTTGCAAACTCAGCCGCCGTGCTTTGGCTCCGGGTCCAAGAGGCCAAGGTCGGACTTTCTCCGTCAAGGCCTTTAAGGAACTCATCAACCTCGTCTTTTGAATGAAGGCCGACGCCTCTATAAATCTTGCCTTCAAACTTGTCTTTACTTGTTCTAATGGCCGCGTCTAGGTCCGCAGCTTGCTTGGCTCTCAGTTTTTTCTCAGACGAAGAAAGATTTTCGTTGAAATTATCGGCTTGGTTTCTCCCGTAGAGGCCAATGCTTTTGCCTTCTGCCTTGGCCTTTGCATATTGGCCAGCCATCATCTCGTCGTATTTGCCCTCACTCCAAGCGACCGCAGCTTGTTCACGGTCAGCTTTACTGGGCCCGACCGGCGCAACAGGTTTGGGTGGGCTAACTTTTTTGCCTCGCGTGATCTTGTCTGGCTGCCCATATCGGGACCGCAGCTGCTTCAGGCTCACTTCTGAGCCGTCTTCTCTCATAAACCGCTTCATGGCTCCCTCTGGGCCATAGCGATCCGCCAGGCGGTTGAAGTAACGGGCCTTCTCAAACGCCCCAGGCGTTGCCTTGCCACCGTTAAGCATCCGGGCCTGGGCAGGGCTCGCGTCAAACCTCGATTTCTTACCCGCTTTGGTTGTGCCCCGCAGGTCATACAGGTGCTGGGCTGCACTTGTCCCAACAGGCACCCGGCCACCCTTGGGGTCTGCACTGGACGGCGTGCCCTCCTTTGTCGGGCGGTAGCCGATCTTGGAGCTAGGCGGTTTTATCTCAACGCCAAACCTCTTGGATGCCCCCGCGTAATCAATAACCGGCACCGTCGTAGATCGGCAGCCAAAGTGCGGCGGGTTCGCTGGTGTTGGCCCCTTGCCGTAGAAAAACTCCTTCTGATCAAGGTTCCGGCAGATGGCCGTGGTGTTGCTGTCCAGCGTGGCAATCCACCTGTACTTTTTCGTGAGCTTGGGATTGGCCTTGTAAACCTGCAGGCTTGCAGCGTTTGACGTGGCGTTGACGCTGGTCCTGACCAACGTCCGCACCTGATGCTTGGCCATCTTCCAAGCGTTGCCCTTTTGAGCCAAGGCAACCTGACGTGGGGTCAGCGCCTCAGTCGAAAAGCCCAGCTCTCCATACAAGGACCGGGCGATTGACTCCGTACTCTCACCCGTAAGCAAACCATCCAGGACCGCACGAGAGAACAGCTCGCCCTGGCGTTCAGCCAACCCACGAAATGCTTTGACGATGCTGGTGCCATCAGGCATCCGGATCACAGCGCCCTGGCGTGCCGTCAGCTTCATCACTGAGCCTGGCCCCTTCACGGCCTCCTCAAAGCTGCCCTG